TCAGAAGCCGTATATCCTCAAGGATGGCGTGACTTATGGCACTAGCCTGAAGCTTAAGGCTGTGCAGGTTATTTCGCTTGCATCCTCTGCCGGTGTTGACACTGGTGACATGGATGAGGCTGATGTAGCTGAGCTGTTCGGTAAGACCGAAGGTTTCAAGGTTGGCGAGCCCAACATTTCCAACGATGCAGGTGAACCCGATGACGACTTCTGATTTTCAATACACCGTCTCTCGTGATGAGGTGACTGGTGTGTACAAAGGCACGCTGGATATTCAGCTGCCTCCGATCTGCGTTACTCGCTACAAAGCAGATAAAAGCGACTTCAAGTACGAAATGCAACGTGCTGTAACTGATGTCGTTGAAGCCATCATCGAAAAACACATGGACGACTGATGGCTTTTCGATCCAGACTCGAAGAAAAGGTTGCTGACCTTCTCGTTGAGCTGGGTGTCAAGTACGAGTACGAATGTTCTAAAGTCCCATATACCATATCTCACATGTACTGCCCTGACTTCGTTCTTCCGAACGGTGTTATACTAGAGTGCAAAGGGTATTGGGACAGTGCTGACCGGAAGAAAATCAAAACAGTCAAGGAACAGAATCCTGACCTTGACCTACGCATGGTCTTCCAGGCACCCTACAATACAATTTCAAAGAAAAGTAAAACAACATATGCCAAATGGTGCGATAAAAACAACATCCTTTGGTGCTCATTTTCTAACATACCTATCAAGTGGCTCCTATGAGCGACTCTGAATTTGTACGGCACATGCCGTGCGATAACTGCGGATCGTCTGATGCAAATAGCTTGTACTCAGACGGTCACGCGTTTTGTTTCAGATGCTTTACGCACACAAGTGGTAACGATACCACCAATCACACTCATCAAATGCGAGATGTCAACCTACAAGGCTCAGCTGGACGGCTGCAGAAGCGACGAATCTCAGAAAAAACCTGTGAACTGTTCAAAGCCTACAAGGACGGAGAACAGCTACGCTTCCATTATTACAACAGCGCTGGATCACTTCTCGGCGCAAAAATAAAAACTAAAGACAAGGACTTCCGTTGTGAAGGCGAGGTCAAAACCCTGTACGGAATGCAAAACTTCCGTCACAAAACCACAAAGAAAGAGCAAAAGCTAGTCATCGTCGAAGGTGAGATGGATGCTTTGTCTGTGTGGGAGGCTCAACCAAACTGGGATGTAGTATCTATCCCGAACGGTGCGCCTGCTGCAAAGAAAGCTATCCAACACAACTACGAATGGGTCAATTATTACGACAAGATTGTCCTGTTCTTCGACAACGATGAAGCCGGTCAGAAGGCTGCCAATGAGGCTGCCGGTGTCCTACCACCTGGCAAGGTTTTCATCGGTGCTCTAGAGGACTACAAGGACGCCTCAGAGGCTCTACAAGCTGGAGATAACGAGGCTATCCGTGCTGTATGTAATTACGAGCACGTACAATACAAACCAGACGGCATTGTCGATGCAAAATCCTTGCTCGACATCATCACCACACCGTCACCACCATCAGATCATGAGTACCCCTTTCAAGGACTGCAAAGTAAACTACACGGGATCCGGTATGGTGAGCTTGTTACGATTACTGCTGGAAGCGGGATCGGAAAGAGCTCCTTTTGTCGTGAACTCGCAACTCACCTGCTATGTAAAGGAGAACGGGTCGGTTACCTGGCACTTGAAGAATCCAACCGTCGTACAGCTCTCGGATTGATGTCAGCAAAGGTTGGCAAATCCCTGCACTTGGGTGAGCACAGCCGCGCTGAACTGACTGAAGCTTTCGACAAGACGATTGCCAATTGGAACTTACATTTGTTTGATGGTTTCGGGAGCTATGATCCTGATCACATCTACGAACGTATCGAGTACATGGCATCGGGTCTTGAAACTCGTGTTGTATTCCTTGATCACCTCAGCATCCTGCTCAGCGGGCTTGACGGTGACGAACGTAGGATGATCGACACAACCATGACTAAGCTGCGCTCACTTGTTGAACGCACTGGTATATCATTGTTCCTTGTTTCCCACCTACGGAGAACCACATCAGATGTCAATCATGAAGAGGGTGCTAGAGTTACGCTCGGACAGCTCAGGGGATCTGCTTCAATTGCTCAGCTCAGCGACGCATGTATTGCGCTCGAACGAGATCAACAGAACGGATCTGAACGAAGCCGTACGACTGTTAGAATCCTTAAGAATCGATATTCTGGCGAGGTTGGTATCGCTGGAGAACTCGACTACGACCTGAACACTTGTAAGTTTATTGAACATGAAGCTCAACCCGATTTCAACCCGGCAACCGATTTCTAGTACCGAACTAGATCTTCGTCGCCCAACACCTCCCACCCCTGAAATGGTGGAACGTGCTAAATTTGTAGACAAAACTTACCGCTGGAAAAATGCTGGTCTTCGACCTGGAAAGCAACGGTCTTCTCAATGATGTTACCCGCATTCACTGTCTGGTCATCTACGACACAGAAACTGACCAAACTCTCGTATACAATGACGAGGGTAATGTTGAACCAATTATTCGTGGCGTTCAACGATTGGAAGATGCTGAAGTCATCGCCGGTCACAACATCATCGGGTATGATCTACCCTGCTTACAAAAAATCTATTCGTGGTTTGAACCAACCGCCCTGGTTATCGATACCCTTCTTCTCTCGCGGTTGTATCACACGGACATGAGAGACCTAGACATGAAGCACAAGTGGGAGAACATGCCACTGCAGCTTTACGGTCGCCACAGTCTCGAAGCGTACGGTCACAGGCTGTCTGAATACAAGGGCAGCTTTGGCAAAGACGCTGACTGGTCTGAATGGTCTCAAGAAATGCAGGACTACTGCATACAAGACGTTCAAGTTACTAAAAAATTATGCGATCACTTCCACCCCTACCTGAGTGGGTCGCGCTAGAACATCAGGTTGCAAACATTCTTACGCAACAGGAACTTCATGGATGGTACTTTGATGAACGCGCTGCATGGCAACTTGCATCGACTCTCAGAACCGAACTTGAAAAGACTTATCAACTATTACGCGACAGGCACCCTTTCGTTGCCGGATCATTATTTACTCCTAAACGAAATAATCGGACCCAAGGCTATGTCGAAGGCGCTCCATTCACACGCTTAAAAGATCTCAATCCCACATCACGCGACCATATATCATGGATCCTGCAAACATATCATGGCTGGAAGCCGAAGGAACTGACTCCTACTGGGAAGCCGATCATCGACGAAGTTATCTTGAAAGAGGCTGCCTCCGCTGGGATTACGATAGCCGAGGACTTTCTGAAGTGTCTCGATATTACGAAGAAATTGGGGATGATCTCGGAAGGCACGAACGCATGGCTCAAGCTTTGTACGAATGCTAACCGAGTACACCATCACTGTTCCGTCGCAACTAACACACACCGATGTGCACACCGTAACCCTAACCTTGCCCAAGTACCTAGTGACTCAAACTTCAGACAACTCTTCCAAGCTAGTCCGGGTCAGCTTTTGGTTGGCGCTGACCTCGCTGGCATCGAGCTTCGTATGCTTGCTCATTACCTCGCACGCTATGATGCGGGTCGCTACGCTGACATCCTCCTTAACGGGGACATTCACCAAGTCAATGCCGACAAAGTTGGCATCACCAGGCGTGCAGTTAAAACCGTTACCTACGCCTTCCTCTATGGTGCCGGAGATGCCAAAATTGGATTAAGTTATGACTCCTCTCTCAGCCCAACTAGAGCTAAATCCAAAGGTAAAGAAATACGCACAGCGTTTGTGGAAGCTATTGATGGGCTTGCCCAACTTCTGGAGGCTATCAAAACAGCGTCTGAGAAGGGCTATGTTCGATCAGTAGACACACGAAAAATCAAAGTTGACAGTCCACATAAAGCACTGAACTACCTGCTACAATCAGGTGCTGGTATCATTGCCAAACGATGGATGGTCATCAACCATGCAAACACTCGAGAGTTGTGCTGCTCACAGCTCGCCTTCATACATGACGAATTACAATTCGAGTGCGACCCCGCACACGCCGCAGCTTTATCAGCATCCCTGGTACAAAGCGCTGAAGCGGCTGGAGAATACTATTCACTCCGGCTCCCAATCGGTGCA